TGGGCGGCAGAAATCTCGCTGATGCGGCGATGACTTTCTGGCGCCAGTTCACCGAGTGGGCCAAAGAATCGGGGGCAACACGGATCGAGGCATGCGCGCTCCCGGCGATGACGCGGGTATTGCGTGCCCTGGGGTTCCAGCATCGGTATAACTTCCTTCGAGTCGAGGTGTGAATATGGGCGGTGGTGGAGACGGCGGCGCGTCCGACCTGCGAGCAGAAGAGGCTGCGCGCCAGCGCAAGATCCAGGCGGCGGTCGACACGATCAACGCCAAGTTCGGCATCACGCCTGCGAGCACTGTTGCAGCGCCCACGCGCGAGCAGTTCACGACGGCGCCCGTCGCTGGGACGCCCGGCGGGTATGTCGATGTCGGACGGGAAGAGCAGTGGTACGTCGCCCCGGTAGCTGGTTCACCCGGTGGATTCGATCAGGCTGCGTTCGATGCGGCCATGAAGACATTCCAGGGTCAGCAGACGGGTGTGTCGGATGCCAAGACCGCCCGCGAGGCCCTATACAAGGACGTCGGGGATGCGACGACCGGCGTGGCCACTCGCGATCTCGATCGGCAGTTCACGCAGGCCAGCCGGTCGAACCTGTTCGGCCTGGCGCGTGCCGGGCTGCTGGGCGGGTCGGTGGACGCTGAATCCGGTGGTGATCTGCAGGCGCGGTACGGCGAGGGGAAGGTGCGTGCAACCAATGCAGGGCTTGGAGCAGCATCGGACCTGCGATCGGTGGACGAGAAGACCCGGCAGAACCTGATCTCCCTGGCGCAGTCGGGGATCGACACCGGCACCGCGGCGAGCCTTGCAGCAGGGCAGATGGCCAGTGCAGCAGACACTGCCAAGGCCAACAGTGCAGGGGCGTCGGTCGGTCGGCTGTTCGATGACATGGGGCAGGCATACCTGGCCAATCGCGTGAACACGGCGCGGTATCCGAACGGACTGCCTCAACAGTCGTCGGGGAACAGTTTCTTCGGCAACCTATTCACCGGCAAGCGGTACGCCGGCACGACCACGTAAGGGGGCGGCATGGATCCGATCAGTATTGGTGCGATGCTCCTGAGCGCCTTCGTGCAGGCGAAGACGCAAAGCGATGCAGCAGCACGGCAAAAGCGCATGGCGGTGGAGTCCCAGCAACGCGCCCTGATGAGTCAGAACCAGGCGACCGACGCGGCGATGAAGCGTGCGCAAGAGTTCGACCCGACGGTGCGAAAGCAAAATCAGGACGAGGTCACGCAAGACATCACGCAGCAACTCGAGCAGTCCGTCCCGTCCAAGCCGATCACCGCGCAGGGCGTGGAGGTGGGGGCGACTATCCCCGGTGGCACGGGTGATTATCTGACGTCCAAGGCCCGGGAGGCTGCAAAGGCAGCCGAGTCGAGCCGGCAACTCGCTGCGCTGTTCGGGCGCATCGGTGGGGCCCAGCAGCTTCGTCGGAACGAGGCGGTGGGGTTTGGTGACACGGCCGGAGAGATCGGCCGCATCCAGAGCGGCGCGAACAACATGGGAAGCATCGACCAGATCGGCATCGAGGCGGCGGGTCAGCCGAGCCTTGGCGGCATGCTGGCCAGTTCCGCGCTGGGCGCCTACGGCATGGGCCGGGCAAGTCTGCCGGGCGTGGCCAAGATGAAGCCCGGCGCCCCTGGCGGGTTCGGAGGTGGTAGCTGGCTGGTCGGGCCGCAGTAGGAGGACGACATGCGGTTTCGAGTTCCAAACACTGGCGGGCAGCAGGCGGCAGACGGCATCGGGAATTTCTTCCGTGCGATGGCCATGGCGCCACTGCACGAAGCCCAAGCCGCCGAGGAAGCGCAGACGGCCGGCATGAAGCGCGACCTGATCGGTGCGCAGACGGGCCTTGCGAACGCGAACATCGGTCGCGTGCTGGCCGAGGCTGCCATCAAGCAGCAGGAGGCCAAGACCCTCGAAGGCCGCCCGGACGTGCTCAACCTGATGGGCGCAACCCGTGCGGGCATGTCGGTGCCCGAGTTCCAGGCGGGCGTCAACGAGCGCAAATACGGCGCGCCTGCGGTCGGGCCTGCGTTGCTGCCACAACCGATCGAGGGGGTTGGGCCGAGCGGTCGGACCGCTGCGTTCGACGATGCGATCCTGACGCTGTTCGGGCCGGCGATGGCGACCCCTGCGGACAAAACGAACTGGGACCAGCTTGCGAACGCGCGCGGCCACTACCAGGACCAGGGTGTGCTCGATCAGGCGGTGGCTGCGGCAACAGGTGGCGACTACATGAAGTCAAGCGCTCTGTCGGCGGTGCGCGGCAAGAAGGAGTTCACACCGTTTGCCGCCGTGGGCAACACTGGCTCGGCCCTGAACCAGGTCACGGGCGCACAGCCAGTCAGCAATCCGGGATTGAATGTGCTGTTCAACAACGAAGGCAAGGCGCTGATCGGACAGCGGGATGCTGCAGCGGGTGCGTCCCGTGCGGCTGCTGGTGCCTCTGGCGCCCTGGCCGGTCTGCGTGGAGTGCAGACGACCAACGAGAAGATCGAAGGCGGCATGAAGGCGCTGGACTACAACGCGGCCAAGTCCGGCCAACCCCTGCCGAGCTCGAACAAGGGCACCAGCGGGGCGAGTTCGACCAACGCGAAGTTCCGCAATCAGGTGATCCTGGCGGCGATGCGAACGGACCAGTACAAGATGCTCGATCCTGCGGAGAAGCAGGCTTTCATCGATGAGGAACTTGCGGTCGCTGGCATGGAGCCGGTACGCCCGGGTGAGGTTGCCAGCGTGGCCGGATCTACACCGCCAGCCGGTGCAGGCAAACCCGCAGGCAAGCAGATCGACATGGACGCGGCCAACAAGGTGAAGGCTGACTTCAAGGCTGGCCGGATCACCAAGGAACAGGCCAAGGCGAAGCTCAAAGCACTCGGGATGGACTGATGAAGGCCGACGACTTCCTGGCCGACGTCCCGAGCGCCGACGACTTCCTGGGCGAGCCCGAGCCGCGCAAGCCGCGCCGGGACCGGATCAGGAATCCCTACGTCGCGCCCGACAACCCGGCGAATCCGATTCTGCCCACGGGCGGGAGCGTGCTGCAGGACGTGCAGATGCCCGTCCCCACCTTCACCGAGGACCGGCAGAACCGCGCGCTGGTGAACCGGGCGATCGAGTCCAACACGCCGGCACCACGCGCCCCACGTCCCGTGCGGGATGCCAAGGGCATCGCGCAGGATCTGTATTCCATCCTGGGCAACACCGGCGTGCAGTTGGTCAAGCCGTTCGTGGACGTGCCCAACATCCTGCTGGGCGGCGCGCTCGACCCTGCGGTGGGGTTTCTGAACAACGCGGCCAGGGCGGCCAATGAGGCGGCATCGCCGACCACGCAGTACGACCGGGAGACGCTGGCCAATATCCCCGAGGGACAGACGCTGGAGAAGGCGGCAACGCTGATCAGCAACCCGGGCCTGGCGGCGAACATGGGCATCCCGTCTGCTGCGTCCATGGTCATGCCGATGGCAGCCGTCAAGGGCGCGAGCCTGCTGGCGCCACGCACTGCATTGGCGATGGGAGACAAGTTCGCAACCGGCACGGCGGTCGGGGCAAATGCCCTGATGAACGCTGGCGACACCTTCGGGCAGACCGAATCGGACATTCCAGGCCGGCTGCTGGCGGCGCTGGGGTCCGGTGCTGCGAGTGCGCTGGTCGGCAAGGCCACGGGCGGCGGCTTGGAAGGGCAACTTGCCCGCGGCGGCGGCGTCCCGACAGTCGGCGCTGCACTGCGGTCGGTCGGCAATGAGTCGGTGCAGGAGTTCGGTGAAAACGTCGGCAACCAGCTTGCGCAGGACACCGGCGAGGGCAAGCCGCTGAACCTGGCCAAGGCGATCGACGAGGGCACCATAGGGGCGCTGCTGGCGCCGTTCGTGTCGGGCCCGATCAACGCTGCGCAACTGGCAACGAGCCCGGAGCGCAGGAACGCAAGTCTACTGGCGGGCGCGATCAACGCGGACGCAAGCAGCATGCCGGCCCGGCCGGATGTGATGGACAACAGTCTGCGAACACAACCCGCACCTGTGGCCGAGAGGCCAGTCACACCGGCCACGCCGGCGCCCGTCCCGCAACTGCCCTATGACCCGGCGGTGCAGAACCCCCAGCGCCCGGTGGTGGTCGATCCGCAGGGCAACGCACGGGAGATGACCGCCGACGAGTTCCTGGCGGCCGACGATGCGCGCCAGGGCGATCAAGCGATGGGCCTGACCCCTGATGTGCGCCGGGCGCAGGAGACGCGAACCGAGCCCGAACAGCCCGCGCCGACGCAATCCGACCTGCTCGAGCGCCTGCGGGAAACCGGGTGGACGCCACAGCAGGAAGTTTTCGATGGCAAGCCTGACCTGGCGCCAGAGCAGCGGCAGGAACTTGACCAGGCCAACGCGCAGGATCTGGAGTCCATGTACCAGCAGGAGGTCAAGGACGGCATCAAGCAGCGGCTGGGCATCGATCAACAGCAAACGCCGGAGGCCAGGACCGAGACGTCGGCATTCCGCACCTTCCTGCGTGACCTGGGCATTGCCCCGGACCTGGCCGGCGACGTGACGGGAGAGCGTGGATTCAAGGCCAACAGCCGCATGCCGGGCACCTTCCGCAAGGGTGGGCTGCAACTCGACGAGATCGTCACCAGGGCGGTCGAGCGAGGATTCCTGACCGATGCACAGGTTGAGTCGACGCTGGACAACGGCGGGACCAATGCGCTGGTGGAGATGATCCGTGCCGAGCTCCGCGGCGAGCGGCAGGTATCGAACGACGTCGCAGGCGAGCAGGCACAGTCGGCCATCGACAACCGGGCGCTGGAGGATCTGGATCAGCGGGCACGCGCGATCGGGTTCGACACGAAGGGTCTGGACGGCGATCAGATCAACCTGGCCTTGAAGCGCATCGAGCGGCGCCGGGCCCGGAACCAGCAGATCAACGCCAAGCGGGAGGCGCTGGCAGAACGTCAAGCCATGCGTGACGCGCAGGACTTCGATTCCCTTGATGACAGCGACATCCCATGGAACAATGACAGCAACGTGAGCACAGAGGACGCGATGCGTTCCCTGGGTTTCAGCCAGCAGGAGATTGATGATGCCATTGCCGACCGACCCGCAGCAGCGCAAGAAGATCGCTCGAGCGATGGTGCGCCTTGGCAAGATGCCGCCGGACCAGCGCAAGGAACACCTGCAGCGTATCAAGGAAGTGCGCCAGGACAGCAAGGCCAAGCCCAGCCAGCAGTCAGCGAAAGCCAACCCAACTACACCAGCGAGCCAGCCGGCGACTTCTCGCTGACGTCGACACCTTATGACCAAGACCTTTTTGGCGACAGCACGGTACAGCAGCAGCCCAGAAAAGATAGGCCAACCGAACCCGCGAGCGCCCCAATACAGCGGGACGTACAGCCCGAGCCCGGACTACAAGACACGGCAATCACCGAAGGCGAATACTTCACGAACACGATCATCGGTTCGGAAGTCACCCGCCAGCTAGGCGCATCCCGGATCACCGCGCCCGAGCATGCGGCGACGGCGACCCAGTATCTCTACAAGTCTGCAGTCGAACGGCTGGACGCAATCGTCACCGACAAGGACGGGAAGCCTCTTGCTGTTGTTGGCGGGTTCAAGGGCGCGCTGGCGCAGGCATCCGTTTACCCGGCAACCATCGTCGCCGAAGCCGTCCGAATTCCTGGGGCGGCCCATATCTGGTTTTCTCACAACCACCCGAGTGGCAAGTCGAATCTTTCGCGCGCAGACGAGAACCTGAACCAGACGCTTACTGATGTTTTTCGGGGTAGTGGAATAGAGCCCATGGGGTTGATGGCGGTTACCGGGCAGAATTTCAGCTTTGTCGGTGTTGGCGCCCTCGGATCGGTCATAAGCGGCCGACCTATTTCAAAGGCAACGACTCAGACGCCGGTGCCTGTTGTGGAACGCCAGCAAGCAGATGGTCGGCCAGGCGCAGAGATTTCAAGTCCGTGGCACGCCAAGCAAATTGCAGGGTCGTTCTACAAGAAGACGGGGCAGCCGGGCTTGTTGTTGCTCAACTCGCAGAACGAAGTTTCGGCGTGGATACCCATCAGCGAGGCAATGAAAGGCGACCTGCGCGGGACCGGGCAACTCAACTCAATTTATCGCGCAATCAGCCAGTCCAATGCTGGCGCGGCGATCATCGTTCATGGCGGCGAACTGGATGCAAAGGTGCCTGGCCGGTCCGTAACGGCCAGCGAGAACATTGCCGCAGCATTGGCGAAGGTGGATGTACAGGCATTGGATGTGGTGGATGTCAAAGCCGGCACTTCGGCTGCCGAACAAGGTAAGACAATTGCCAAGGGGCCTATGTACTCCCGCCCAAACCCGCGAGCAGCCGGCGCAACGATCGACACCCTGCGCACCGCCCTGACAAAGCGGTTCGGCGCAGACATCGCCCGCATGGAGGCGCGCGGGTTCCTCAAACTCTGGCCCAGCACCCAGGCGTTCAACGACGGTCAGACGTCCGAGCACATTGACGGCCCTGCACAGGGGTATTGGGACGGCAAGGTCGCGCACCTGTTCGCTGACGGGATCGAGTCGGGCAACGAGGTCGCGGTTCTCCTGCACGAAGTGGGCGAGCACGCGAGCATGAAGAAGATGCTGGGCCCCGAGGCGTACGGCAAGCTGGTCGAGCGCGCCTATGACCTTGTGGACGCGGCGGACCCGACTGCCATGCGTGCGGTGGACCGTATCCCGGACGACACGCCGGCGCACTACAAGGATTCGGAGTTCCTGGCCTACATGATCGAGGAGGCCGCGGCAGACGGTGCGAAGGCGGCGCCATCGGTGCGCAAGTGGCTGTCGGACATCGTGGCTGCCATCCGTGCATGGTTCTCGCAGACGGGCCTGAATCGGATGCTGGAGCGGTACGGCAAGGGGATCGAGTTGACCCCGCAGGACATCGCGGCGCTGGCGGTGCGGGCGGTCAGGTGGCAGGCCGATCAAGGGCAGGGGAAGACGGACGGCGGCAAACTGTCCCGCCCGAGCAACGCAGCCGCAGCCGTGGCCAACGTGTTCGGCGGCACGCCCAATGCACCCACCACGCAGACCAACGCCATGCCGTGGGCGGTCACCGACCCGGGCCGGCTGGACGATTTCATCCGCTACATCCAGAACAGCCGCATCGACATCAAACGCACGGTCGACGCGGTGAAGGCTGCCGGGCAGACCATCGCCGATGATGCAAACCCGTACCTGCAGGACGAGCTCTACATCGGCAAGGTCCGTGCGCAACTGGACCGGCTGGCCGACGAGTCGGTCAAACCCCTGCTGCAGGCGATCGGCAATTCCCCGTTCACCCCGGAGCAGGTCAACGAGTATCTGTGGGCCCGACACGCGGAGGAACGCAACCGGCAGATGGCCAAAGTCAACAACGTGCCATTCACGCAGGCGCTGGACCTGGCCGGCATGTCGACGACGGACGCCAATGCGAAGCTGGCCACCTTTCAGGCCATGCCCGAGTTCCGCAAGATGCAGGCGATCGCCCGCATGGTCGACAAGATCACGATGGACGCACGCACCAAGATCGTGACCGATGGCCTTGAAGAGCCGGGCGTGATCCAGGCGTGGGAGGGTGCTTACAAGCACTACGTCCCCCTGCAGCGCGACATGGAGGAAGCAGGGGGCAAGGCGTCCGGGTACAACGTCAAGGGCAGCGAATCGCGCCGGGCTGTGGGCTCCAAGAAGGAGGCCATCAACATCCTGGCCAACGTCATCGCGCAGGCCGAGGCGACCATCATCCGGTCGGAGAAGGCAACCGTCGGGCGCTCCGTTCTGGACATGGCCCGCCAGCATCCGAACCCGGACTTCTGGAAAGTGGATACCCCGCCGACCGAGAGGGCAATCGACCCGCGCACCGGGCTGGTAACGACGCGCGTGAAACCCAACTACAAGGCGCTGGACAACGTGTTCACCGTGAAAGAGGCGGGTGTCGAGCATTTCGTCGTGTTCAACGAGGACAACCCGCGGGCGGTGCAGTTTGCCCGGACCTTGAAGAACATGGACGCGGCCAACATGGGCCCGGTGATGGATGCCATCGCCAAGGTGACCCGCTACCTGGCGCAGTGGGTGACGTCGAGGAACCCCCTGTTCTGGATGACCAACTTCGCCCGCGATGTGCAGGGTGTGGCATTCAACCTGCAGAGCACTCCACTCAAAGGCCAGGCGCCGCAGGTCATGGCGAACATTCCGCAAGCCCTGGGTGGGTTCGCCCGGCTCAACGCGGGCAAGAAGACCGGGCAGTGGACCGTAATGGCGCAGCGGTTCAAGGACGCGGGCGGGCAGACGGGCTACATCGACCAGTACCGTGATTCGGTCGAGCGCATGCGCGACATCATCAAGGAGATCGAGCAACAGAGGCAGAGCAAGGCTGACCCACGCAAGATCGGCCGCGGCGTCCTGGCCGTGCTCGAGGGCGCGAACGATGCCATCGAGAACGGTGTGCGCCTGGCGGTGTTTGCCCAAGCGGTGAACGACGGGATCAGCGATGCGCAGGCAGCATCCATCGCCAAGAACATCTCGGTGAACTTCAACCGCAAAGGAAACGCGACGGCGGTCTACAGCGCCCTCTACATGTTCATGAACGCCAACATCCAGGGCAACGTGCGGATGATCCAGTGCGTGATGCAAAGCCGGCGGGCGCAGGTCTACGCCGGGGCCCTGACCCTGGCAGGGGCTGCCGTGGCGCTGATGAACCTGACCGCTGGCGGGGATGACGAGAAGACCCGCAAGAAGCGGTACGAGCTGGTGCCCGAGTGGGAGCGCGAACGCAACTGGATCGTGTTCATCCCGGGGACCGACGACTACGTCAAGATCCCCCTGCCACTTGGCCCGCACGTCCTGTTCAACGCCGGCCGGATCCTGGCCGAACTCGGACTGGAGGATGGGGCAGACCCATTCGAGAAGGCATCGAGCTTCGTGTCGAGCATGATCAGTGCATTCAACCCGATCGGCGGCGGGTTCCCAACACCGGACGCGAAGGGCCTGGCGCAACTGGCAACCCCGACCGTCGCCCGCCCGGTCGTCGACACGGTGCTGAACCAGAACTTCGCCGGCATCCCGATCACCCGCGAGGGCAACCCGTGGGGATACAACAAGCCGGCGTACCTAAACGGACGTGAGAACACCCCCAGCTACTGGACCACGGCGGCCAAGGCGATGAACGACTGGACGGGTGGCGACAACGTCAAGCCCGGGGCCGTCAACCTCTCGCCCGAACAATTGGCCTATCTGGTCAAGGGATACGTGGTGCCCGGGATTGCCCAGACTGCGGACAAGGTGGCCGGCCAGGCGATGAGTCGCAAGGACACTCCGATGGATCAGATCGTGGGCGTGTCCAAGTTCTTCGGGTCGATCGACGACAACGAACGGCGCCGGGCCGGGTATGAGACGCTGCGCCGTGATGAGCAGTTCCTGGGCGAGTACAAGAACTACATCAAGGCGGGGGAGCAGGAGAAGGCCCGCGAAACGCTCAAGAAGTGGGGCGGCGGGAGCGAGGCAAACGGTCGGAAACTGCTTGGCCAGTACAACGCGACCGACCGGGTTCTGTCGATGTACCGCAAGCAGAAAAAGACCGCCGGTGACGAGAAGCTCGACGAGATCAATGGCCGGATCGACCGGGTGCTTTCGGTGTACCAGGCCAATACGAAAGACTTGCGCCGGCAGTGATTTTCTGGCGCGGGGTGGCTGCGGGTGGCCCACGATAGCGGCCATGCCGAACATCATTTATGCCCTGATCATCGCGCTGCACATGGCTGGTCCGGCGTTTGCGCAGGCAGACCTCCCCAGGAGCCCCCTCTCATACAGCCTGCGCGAATATGGCCTGATTCTTGCCATCGCGATGCTCGGCGGCTTCGTGCGCTGGTACAACGCGGTGCGCCGCGGTGAGTCGGCAGCCTATGACCTGCGCATCCTGGTGGGCGAGTTGTTCACCAGTGCGTTCCTGGGGATCCTCACATTTTGGGCCTGTGAGGCGATGCACGTGCAACCGCTG